CTCGAAGACCCACGCGACCTTGGCCATTGAGACCAAGCGCCGCGGCCCGTGGTTGGCTATCGGCCTAGCCTTAGGCTTTCCGGAGCATTCTGCCTTCACAAAGGCATCTATGAACTCCGAGAAGCTGAGCACAGTGCCGTCGTCCACGGGATCCAGGCTGGTGATGCCGATGGCGAGGTCATTGTGGGCATCAAGCACGAGCTGCATTTTTGCCTCCTCGGACAACTTCGACGGAAGCGCCGTGGCGGTCAAACTCTCAAACTCGCGCAGTGCCTCGGTCATGGTGTCCTCCGTGAACACCAAGGCCTTGATGGCCGCGTCGACCTCAACAGAGGCCTCCACCTCGGACTCAAGCGGAGAGCGCTCGCCGATGCCCTTGTTGGTGTGCGGACCGCGCGTGGCGTGTGCCGCAACCAAGCACCTGGGGTCATTCGAGCGGAAGAACACCTCCTTGTCCGCGTAGTGGCCGAAGCGAGGCTTGGCGGTACGGGTGCCGACGCCTGCCCCGGTGGGTACACCGGAGACCTGCGCTGCAGGCTCGGCTTCAGTGACGGTCGACGTGAGCACGCCGTCATCACGGAAAGCCATCTGCTGCTCTTCAATACGGCACTCGAGTTCCGCCCGCGGCAGACCAGACTCCTCCCACGCAAGCCGAGCGGCCGCGGCCCGCGCCTCAAGCACGCACTTGGGCGGGGCCTTCGCCTTAGGCCTCGCCACACGGGGCTGAAGCTGTTGGGCGATGACATCGAGAGGGTGATCCACCAGGCCGAGGCCCGGCGGGTACGCGATCCTCTCGGGCGGCACGTCGTCATCCATGGGAGGCCCGTCCCACTGGGACTGCGTCCTGGGCAAGCCCGCGTCCAGCCACCGGGCGGTCGCAATGCTGCCAGCAGGGGTCGCAGACCCGCTCTCGCACGAATGCATGCTCTCTGCGGTCTGACGCGCGAAGTCCGCAGCGTCTTCCGGGCAGAGAAACGCGTGCACCTGCGTTTCGTCACCGTCCGGCCCGTAGAAGACAGTAGTCTCGACGGGCGGGGTACCACACGGCGCGCGCGGCGCGCAGTGCACACTGGCGTCTGAGACCTCCACAGACGCCCCCGGTTGCCCGGACGTGCACGTGTGCGCCACGCTTCCCACCGCCGGGGATGAACCCGACGCATCCATTCCCGTCTCGTCGCAGAAACCGCGTTGAGACGCCACCACGGTGGACACGTAGGAGCAGACATCAACGAACGAGCCAGCCACGCAGCCGGCGACGTCGCTGATGTTGCTTGCCATACGATTGACCGGGCGGTCGGCGATGGGATCGGAGGTAGGCACTTGAGTGCGCAGTGTGCGTCGATGCCCGGCGGCATTGACGATACGGCGGTCGCGCACTATGACTTCCTCCTCAGCATACGGGTCGTCGTCGGATTCCGACGCCGAGCCGACTTCGATGACCGCGACAGCGGCATCGCGCCAGGACGTGCCTGGGTCGGTACAGCAGAG